TCAATCACTGAAGCAGCTTCCTTCGGGGCTTGAGGTGTCAATCCATACTTCTGCACGAGAGGCATACTGGCAGCCCGTTGATACAGGTCAGACCTCGGTTCGCCAGGGCCCTCTTGGTCTCCGCTAACGGCTTGACTAACATTACCGCCACCCCAGGCCTCTTCAGTCAGGGACACAAAACCCTGCATGGTAAGGCCAATGACCGGGTTGATCGCCATGGCAACCTTGGCAGCAGCCTTGGCAGCCTGGACAGCTTGTTGGGCTTCTTGCTCACCGGTCATACTAGTAGAGACACTGGCTGGCCCACCAACACCACCACCGGCTTGCGTACTTTCAGCTTCTCCATGAGCACCAATTCCAAGACCACCCCCATAACTCTCAGCACCTGTCGTACTGATCTCACCACCACTTTGGATCGATTCGGCTTCGCCGTAACCACCACCTCCACCTCCCCCACCGCAGCACTGTGCAACGGGGCCGGAGTAATCTTCCTGGTAGACCTCGGCTTCCTCGACCTCCAGGGTACTCATGTCAATTACAAACCGTTTGTAAAGTTTCATCCTTCAACCTCCACGACCGTGTATAAAGGTTTTGCCCCAAGTATCCTTCCCCAGGCCTTGGGATGATCAGTAAAAAACCTAAACCTCTTACCATAGGGACGAAGTTCCTCTTTGAACCTCTCCCAATATTTCTTTGTGTTGTGTGGTGCCCAAAGTAGCGCAACCCATACGATGCCTCCAGACATGGAACATAAGAGCACCCCACCGACTGATCCGTCCTCGTTATCACAAGCGAACAGGTGATACTGTCCGGCGAGGTATCTCTGTATAAGCATCCACTGGGGCTCTGCGAGGGGGTACTTATCCATAGGAACCATCTGGATGTACCGAATACCCTTGTCCTTGTCTATCACCTCGTAGATCATCTTCCCCTCAACTGTTTCCAGAGTTGTCTCTGTACATGGTTGATCTTATCAGCAGGGTTGTAGCCAACCGATGGCATCGCCACGGCAGTGTTGTTGGGCTGATCACTAGGCAGCACCACCGGTAAAGCGAAAGTCACTGCCAACGCATCACCGGCATCAGGGGATGCAAGCCCTCGTGACTTCATGTCTTCTTTTTTCTCCAGTATGACCACGTCACAACCTTGCTTTGTGACGAACGTGTACTCAGGGCCGACCAGGTCTGTCTTAAGTTCGTCATCATCCGGTATCGCACCACCGGAGATGAGCCATTCTTTCATCCTCCCCCAAATCTCGGCCCGTTTATTTGCCCACTTGACCGTGTCAGTTGCTGACGCACCGAATTGCACCTCGATAGGTTGGTACCCTAACCGCTTCAACTCGAAGATCAACGAGAGACCGTAACCACCGGTTGCATCGATAAAGATAGCATCCGGTTTTCCCATCTGGATCTCTTGACCCACGACCCCTGCCAGTACAGGGATGTCGATGTTCCTGAATTTCCTCAGGCCCCAGGAGGCTAATCCTTGTCGCCAGATCATCGCCGACTGGTCATCCCCGAACCGAGCTACGTCCACGCCGAGCACTTTCGGCGCAAAGTTATACTCGGTTACATTAAGCGAACGACCGGCAGCAGCCATGACCACATCCGATGGAATGAACTGCATGGCAGACGCACGAGGAAACTCACCCAGGACACGCACCCTGACATAGTCACTGTCTTCCCCGTAGTCCTGAATCCACTGCTCGATCCTCTTCTTGTTCGAAATGCCTGAGTCCCTGGAGTCAACGCGCTCACTGTCCCAACGATGCCTGAACCTCCCGACTGCGTTCTGGTAGAACCGGCCCGTGTTCTGTGTAGGGTTGCCGAACGCCAGCCACAGGGCACCTTCATCCATAGCACCATCGGCAACTTCCCAAATCTTGTCATCGATCAACGAGGCCTCATCGAACACCAGGAGCACGCCTCGCTTCTCATGCGTACCGGCAAAAGCCTCAGACTTCTCCTTGACCCACGGTATAGCGTGAGTCACCCATGTGGCTGGCTCGGCTTTGAAGTAGAACTTGGTGGCAGTCCATGCGAACCAGTGCCCGTTGATTGCCAGCCCGTTCCACTTAGCAACCTCACGCCAGGTCTTAGACTCTAACTGCAACTTAGTATTCGCAGTGACAACACCTTGTGGGTTGTTCCTGGTAGCGTTGAACCAATGGATCACCCAGGCAATTAACGCAGTCTTGCCGATTTCGTGCCCCGACCTCCGGAGGATACGCACCGGCTCGTGAGTAACAAGCTCGGACTCCTTCATTAGTTCGCCGATGCGCTTCAGCGTCTTAGTCTGCCATTTGTCCGGCCCGTTCGGAAAATCTTCAAGGAAGGTGCCCTTCTCACCCCATGGGAAGACGTACATGACGTAACCATAGGGATCGAACCGGAATGCTGCTATGTCTTCAGCGAGCTTATCTTCGTGTGCCTGGATCTGAGCTTGGTCGTTCATCGGCTACCTTAATGCAGTGTGAAAATCTTCTTCATCAGGTTCCAGAGTTGCCGGTCGCTCAATGCCTCATAGATCAGGTTCTCATACATCTCGACCTTCTTCTCGTTCCAGTCACGCCTGATATGATGCAGAAGCTCGTGGATCATTACCTTGACAATGCCACCGTACCTGCGCCTTGATGGGTTTAGTGCGATGGTCTTCGTATTCGGGTCGTACAGTCCAGTAATCACGCCCTTGATGCCAAAGTGGGTCGCCGCGATCTGACCCCTTGGATCGATCATATCCCTGTGAAACCTAATGTCCAGGTCTTGCTTGTCGAGTGCGTAGTAGATCCTTCGCAGCCATAGGTTAGCTTCCTTCTTGCTCATTGCCTTGCTACGAAAGGTATCCATTTCAGAACCCCCTCCAATACCCACCGGCCTTGAATACGATAGCCAGGAGTGTGCCACCGTAGAGAACCACCATGAATACCCACATGATCTTCTCTATGGCATCGGGTATGATTTGGTCGGTGCTGTCCATCACTCCCCATTGGGATCACTGAATGGCCTGGGATCAGCGCAACTCGTCACCCTGGCCCTCCTCTTTTCGCCAACCCTGCCACGCCCCTTGCACCGTGGGCACTCGTACCAACCACTGTACACACTGGCATTCGCCATGTTCTTACCGAAAATCTTACCCAGGCCTTCACACCTGGGGCACTTGCGTATGTAGATCACATCACCCACGCTCAACTCCCATTGCCCAGTACCGATTACGGGCCTTGAACAGCAGTGCAACCAAAGCACCAGGGATCACCATGATCCAGATACACACGATCAGGAAGGCCTTACCGAGGGTCTTCATCCGGCACCCCCAACCAGGTAGGTCTAGCACCATACTCCGCCGTACAGCCTCCACGGTTCATGCATTTCCCATACACATCACTCCAGCCCTCGCACCCCTTGCACTTGTCCGGCTGGAAGATTGCATCGAAATTCTTCAGATACGCCTTAGACTTGCCACCATTGTTCCAGTCACTCCAGGTGCCCAGGAGGGGGCCGTCACCATTAGTCGCCCGATTCCCCGGAGTCGTGAATTTCTTCAGTCTTACTGTACTGGTCTTCACTTTGCTCATCTTCCAGCATCTCCTTTGCATGGATCTCGGCAAGCCTCTTCTGGGCCTTCTCGATCTTCTCACCGAGGCTGTAGTGCGTGATCTCCATCTCCTTGACCTCTTTCCACCGGTCTGGATCTCGGAGACTCAACCACTTGTCAATAGCCTTCACATCCGGCACCACAAGCTTGGAGACCTTCTTGGTAACCACGAGGTTCTCACTGGGCCTTGTGATAGGCTTACCGCCAGGGTTAACGGCAACTAGTTCTACGGTCGGTTCCCTAGTCGTTTCAGTGAACCTAAAGCCCAGGGCACGCTTCAGGAGAGCTTTCTCAACCCTACGAGTATCAAAGTATTCCCTGCCCTTCAGAATCGCATCACGAAGCTCCTGGTGCTCTCTCTGCCACCTGTAAAGCAGCCCCTCGGAAATCCCGAAAAGCTTCGCCAGTTGTTTCATCGTGGAGCCGTACTCGGCACAAGCGACATAAGCCGGACGGACATACCCTTTGTGGTACACCCGTTCTGGCCTTCCCTGTTTTTTGTCCTTTGTAGCCATTCGTACAATCCCTTTGTATGCTCCCGTACAACTGGTGCCGGAGGGGGGAATCGAACCCCCGTATCCCAGGTTATGGGCCTAGGTGCGAGTCCAATATCTACTCCGGCTACTATGACATGTCCTAGCTGGGGGTAGAGTTATCACAACTCCCCTTCGTCCAGTTCTGCGTGAGCTTCGAGTTCGCCCCCACGTTTCCGGAATGCTTCACCACCACCTGGGACAGCCTGAACTCCAGCTTGTTGCCACAGTGGTCACAGGTGTAGTACTTGAATTCTTTTTGGGCTGCGTCAGTGACGTTCGTAATCGTCACAGACCTACCGCAGATTCCGCATCTCAATGTTACCGAAAAAGTTTCACCTGCCATGATTTCCTCCTGGGTCTAAAAATTAACTCATTTCGTCTACAAAAACCTATAGATAGTAAAAAGAAACGAGACTCTTTGTTAGAATCTCGTTTTAAAAAACCCCTT